TTCAAGAGTAGATACATCAACTGGTGCTATTTCAAACGTAAGTGTGATTGCTGTTGGTAGTAAGTATTCAAGAGCAGAAGCAATTGTTACATCTAATACTGTTCATGGTTCAGGTGCAAGTGCTAATGTTGTTATCAGTCCAATTGGTGGCCATGGTTCAGACCCAATTACTGAATTGTATTCTGATAAAGTTATGCTTAATTCTAAATTCGTAGATCCGGAAGGAGCAGTTATTACTGGTGCTGGATTTATTCCATCTAATACTGAATTCAGAACTATTAGTGTTGTTAAAGATCCAATCTTAAAGGTTAATTCTAATAACATCATTCAAGCAACTGAAACAATAGCAAATACTTCTAACAGTCCTGACTCATTAAGATTGACTACAAGACTAACTGCTTCTTATTTACAAATGAGTGGTGGATCTCCAGTAAATCCTCTTGCAGTAAAAGATATTATTACAAATGAAAGAAATTTATTAAGAGCAAAGAATGGTGCTTTAGAATTCGTAACAGAATTAGGTGCTGTAGGTAGAGAAACTGTTGCTTTAAGTAATGCAGTAAAGGCTGCTAATGCAGATATCGTTTATATACAAGATGACCCATCACAATCCGATGCATCTTACTATCATTTCTATATAAATAATGTAGAGAGTTACGGTAATTACTCACCGTTCAAAATTGATGATAATATCATAAAGAGTACGAGTGAAACTAATATAGCACAAGTTACTGCAATTAAAGGTCCTGAGGCAAATACTTTCTCAGGTGAAATATTATATACGGAACATGTAGAACCAGTTAGCAGAACTCCAGAACAAATTGAAGACATAAAAATAGTCTTAGACTTTTAAGGTAAAAATACAATGGCAATCGAAACAAATTTAAACCAATCCCCATACTTTGATGATTTTAACGAGGACAAGAACTTTCATAGAGTTTTATTCCGTCCAGGTTATGCAGTACAAGCACGTGAATTGACTCAAATACAATCTATTCTACAAAACCAAGTAGAACGTTTTGCTAATGAGGTTATTGTTGATGGAACTGTTATTAGTGGTATTGGTTTATCAACTAAAACAATTGAATATGTTAAACTTAGAGATAAGGATGCTAACAACCGTGTATTACTATTAAGTGACTTCTTTACAGGAAGTGCTATATCTAATGTTGTTGTTACTGGTGCTACTTCAGGTGTTACTGCAAAATTAATAGATGCTAGAGAAGGTTCTGAATCAATTGCTCCAGACTATTTTTCGTTATTCGTAAACTACACAAACTCAGGTGCTAATACTACAACTAAAACGTTTAATGATAATGAAACATTATTAGTAAGGCATTCAGGTAATAGCACATTCGTAGTTGCTGCGAACTCTATTTCTTCGGACTCAACTGGTTTAGGTTTTAGAGCAACTGTTTCTGATGGTGTTGTTTATCATAAAGGAACTTTCATTAAAGTTAATCCTCAAAGTGTAATCGTTGATAAGTATAATACATCTCCTGATAAGAAGATTGGATTTGAAACAAAAGAGAGTTTAGTCAACTCAAATGAGGATTCTTCATTACTAGACAACTCAACTGGTTCTACTAACTATGCGGCTCCAGGCTCTGATAGATTAAAGTTATCTGCTACATTATCAGTAAGAAGTTTAACTTCTGCAAATACAACTACATTCTTTACGATTGCTGAAATCGAAAATGGTAATATCGTTCAAAAGTTTATCGATACAACGTATTCTGATATTGGTAAATATATTAATGAAAGAGCATTTGAAACAAATGGTAACTTTGCTGTTGAACCATTTAATATTAGAATTAGAGAACACTTAAAGAATACTAACAACTTGGGTCGTTATTCTTCTGCAGATGGTGGTAGTGTAAATAAACTTGTAGCAGAAGTTGAAAGTGGAACTGGTTATGTTGGTGGTAATAGAGTTTCTATCGAGGCATCTTTATTTAGAGATGTAGATAAAGCAACTGAATGGGACACTAAGGATGGTCGTGTAATCGGTCAAGCATATGGTAATTACATTAATGCTAAAGAAGTTGTTGGTACTTGGGACTTCCAAGGTTTGAGAGAAGTTACTTTACAAGACGCTAAACAACGTGGTATCTCTGGTAAGAACTTAGGTATTCAAGGTGCGAGGGGTTCTTCTATTGGTACTGCTCGTGTACGTGGATTCCAATGGGATTCTGGTACTCCAGGAACTGCTTCTGGGCAATTTAGAATTTACTTATTTGACGTTCAAATGAATTCTGGTAAGTCATTCTCTGAAGTAAGAGGTGTTTATGAGAATAATACATCAGGTCCTAAAGCGATGTGTGATATTGTACTTGAAACTAACGGTACTGCTAAATTACAAGAAACTGGATTAAATACATTAATCTTTCCTTTCACACAAAACGGTACTAAAACTCTTAGAGATTCTGATGGTAACATTGATACACAATTTGTTTACAGAACTGAAAAGTCGGTAAGTTTTGCCACAGATGGAACTGCTACTGTAACTGCGAATACTGCTCACTCTGGTGGTACTGAAGTTAATAATGATACTGGTGCTCCTCTATCAAATACTGACGAAAGAAATATTGTTGTCGTTTCTAGAGGCGCTGTTAGCACTGATGCTCATACTGGGCAAGTAACAGCATTTACTGGAAATACAATTACTGGTTCTGCTACTACGTTTTCTACACAATACCAAGTTGGCGATTTTATCACCATTGAAGATGGTGCTAATACAGTAACAGAAAGAATTATGACTATCAACAGTGATACGTCTATTCAAGTTGCTAATACAGTTCCTTATACTAGAAGTTCTGCAGGTCTTGCTCATAAAACTACTTTCCCAAGTGGTTACATTTTTGATACAAGTGCTAATGGTACGATTACTTCAACTTCTACTCAACATCAAATCAACTTACAACAAGCAAATCTTGCTTCAACGTTTACTGCTTCGGTTTACTTCAACCGTTTAAGAAGTAATGCTGTCCAATCTGCTAAGACTGTATTGAAAGATAAGTTTATTCATATTAACACTAACACTAATACTGCGACAAATAAAGGTCCATGGTCATTAGGTGTTTCTGATGCATATAAAATAGTTGCTGTATATCACGGTTCTAATACTGGTGTTTCAACTTCAAGTAATGATGTCACCTCTCACTTTGAATTGAATGATGGTCAGAAAGATGCATTCTACGACACTTCCCTAATTAAACAAAAAGCAACAAGTTCTTTAGACTTGTCTAGCGCTGGTTTGATGGTTAAGTTCAATTACTTTGACAGAAACTTTTCTTCAGGTATTGGTTACTTATCTGTAGACTCATATCCTATTGATGATACTACTGCAGCTAATACTGCTGCTATTGTGACTCAAGAGATCCCTATATTCACTTCACCTACTAGTGGTAAGACATATGATTTAAGGGATTCTGTAGACTTCAGACCTATTAAAACAAATACCGTCACACCGTCTGGTACAGGAACTGTTGCCTCAGCACCTACTAACCCTACTAATTCATCTACATTTAGTATTTCGTCAACTGGTGCTCATATGCCGACTCCTGATGAGAACTTCCAAGCAGATATTCAATATTACTTGCCTCGTAAAGACAGGATTGTATTGACTAAAGAGGGTGGAGTTGAAGTTGTTAAGGGTGTTGCTTCATTAACACCAAGAACTCCTGATGAATTAGCAGGTTCAATGACACTTGCTGTACTGAACATTCCAGTGTTCCCATCATTATCCCCATATGTTGCTAAACAATATAACAGAAATGATTATCAAGTTACATTAGATATTGAAAATAATCGTAGATATACTATGAAAGATCTACGTGCTGTTGAGCAACGTGTTAAGAATTTAGAATACTACTCATCACTTAATGCTCTTGAGTCGTCTGCTAAGAATAAGCAAATCTTCGGTTCTACTGGTATTGATAGATTTAAGAATGGTTTCTTAGTTGATAACTTTGATGGTCATAATATTGGTGATACAAGTAAGGTTGGATATCGAGTTGCGGTTGATAGAAACGAATCACAATTAAGACCATCGTTTAGCAGAACAGATGTTAATTTCAATCAGTCTGCGGTGCTAGCATCTTCAAATATTACGAAGTCTGGTGACTTAATTACTTTATCATATACGCATACAAGTTTACACGGTCAACCATTTGCGAGTAAGATTAGAAACCCAGTTCAAGAATTATCATTCAACTGGAGAGGTGAGGTTACATTAAACCCTGCTGTTGATAATACACCAGACATAACTACATTACCAGATATTCAAATAGACTTTGGTGGTATGTATAATGCTATCGCACAAGTTGCTGATTTGGCAGGTGTGACTGGAACAGATTGGGGTAATTGGAATACTTCTTCAGTTTCATCTTCAACAAGAAATGCTGGAAATTGGAGTAGTGGTTGGTCTGGTGGTGTAAGAAGAACTACTACTACACAAACCAATCAAATTAGAAGTGGTATTCAAACTAACATTAGTCCTTCAACAGAAACATTTAGTATTGGTAATTTTGTAACTAACGTTGCTGTTAGGGATTATATCCGACCTAGATCTATTCAGTTTACTGCAAATCGTATGAAACCTAACACACGTGTTTGGCCATTCTTCGATGGAGAGGCAGTTGCTGCATATTGTACACCTGCTAACTCATCATTTGCTAATACTGCTAATGAGGGTGCAAGTTTAACAACTGATGCAAACGGTAATGCTTATGGTATGTTCCGTATTCCTAATGACGATAGTTTAAAATTCCGAGTTGGTACTAGACGATTTGAATTGAAAGATATTGCAAATCTTATTACTGAAGAAGCATTGGTATCTACTTCTGCTCACGGTGACTATACAAGTATTGGTTTAGATGTATCTCAAAGAGGTTCGACTATTAATATGGTCACTCCTCAAATATCTCAAGCGAGTGTAACTAATAATAGAACCTTGACATCAGTCAATTCTAGAAACGTTACTACTTGGAGGAGAAGTCCACCTTCATCAGATCCAATTTCACAAACGTTTATTGTTTCTGCGGGTGACTCTGATGGTGCATTCATTACTAAGATTGACTTGTTCTTTGGTAGGAAGTCTGATACTTATCCTATCACTCTTCAAATTAGAGAAGTTGAGAATGGTTTCCCTACTACAACGATTGTTCCTTATGGTTCTAAAACGTTGCAACCAAGTGAAATTAATATTGACCCAACTACAGGTGATACAGCAACAACGTTTGAATTTGATTCTCCTGTATTCTTAAAGAATAACACGGACTATGTATTCGCAGTATTACCTGCTGGTAACTGTGATGAGTTCGGATTATGGGTTGGTCGATTAGGTGGAACTGATGTGTTTACTGGAGAATTAATCCACAAACAACCAGCATCTGGTGTGATGTTTATGTCTGCTGATAATAAGACTTGGTCTCCAATTCAAAATGAAGATATTAAATATAGAATCCATAAAGCAAGTTTCACTACAAACACTGGTACGGTATATGTAGAGAATGATGATATTGAATTTATGGCATCTGATAATTTCTACGGAACGTTTAACCACGGTGAGAAAGTTGTTGCCGAATCAGTATTAAGACTACAAGGTATTACTGGTAATGCTGCAGGTGATTATATCACGGTTGGTACAACTATTGCGAATACAACTGGTACATCTGCTAATGGTGTTGTTAGAAGTATTATTAATGAATATGCTAATGGTACAGTTATTGTTAAAGTAGATCCATATAATCCAACTAAGTTTGGTACTATGGCAACTGGTAATAATTCAGTTCTCATTTTAGGTTCTAACTTTACAAGTGGTAAGGGTAAGGTAGATTCATTTACTGCTAATACTAACAGTGGTTTTGTTAAGTTTATTGATGCACCAAATGGTAAGATCTATCTTGATAGTGCTACTGGCGCATTTGCTAACGGTTATGTTCGTGGCCAAGTTTCTGGTGCTGCGACAAGAATAACAACAGTTGATAATATTCAAATCAATACTCTTGTTCCTAAGATTCCTCAAATCAATTATGGTAATACGGCATCTTCATGGTCAGTAAGAACTACATCTGATTCTGCTGTAATTGGTGCTTCATATACTAACATTGATGTTAGTGTTGATAACAACTTCTTGGTTGGTGAAAAGAAAGTATATTCTAAGACTAACGAAACTGCATTAATTTCAGTTGATGGAAGTAAGAAGTCATTAGTAATGAAAGGTTCTTTCTCAACAAGTGATACAAATGTATCACCAGTAATTGATACTTCAAGAATTAATGGAATCGTTATCGGTAATGTAATAAATAATACTAACGTAGATGAACATAAAGAAGTTGGTGATGCGTTGGTTAGATATATTACTAAACCAATTACATTGGATGACGGACAAGAAGCGGAAGACTTAACTGTATATTTAACTTCTTATAAACCACAAGGTACTGATGTTAGTGTATATGCTAGAATTCATAATTCTGAAGATTCAGATGACTTTGGTGATAAAGATTATACACCATTGACTCAAATCACTTCTAGTAATACTTATTCGGATAGTGTTGATACTACTGACTTGAAAGAATTTGAATATGGATTTAGTGCTAATGTTGCTGGTGGTGGGTTCTTAACAACTGCTAACTCTCATGCTCATCTAAATAGTTCTAACAGTGAAGTTGTTGCTTATCGTTCTGCTGGTGGTGGTATATACCATACCTATAAGACGTTCGCAATTAAGATTGTTATGACGAGTACTGGAACTAATATTGTTCCGTTGGTTAAAGATATGAGGGCAATTGCTTTACAGAAATAATGGAAGTGGTTAAGATACAAGATAATGAGGACTTGATAAGGGATGTTGGTACTAATGCAGTATTAAATTCTAATATGTCCTCACTTGAAAAGTATAAAGCAAGAAGAAACAAAGAAAGAGAAATGAACGATGATGTTCAAAATTTAAAGCAAGATGTTAATGAGATAAAATCTATGCTTAAACAATTATTAGAGAAATAATATGGCAGTAACAATTTCAAATACCAACTTAACCAGCAACTTCAATACTTGGAGGATGAATACAAACTTATTAGCAGAGTCAATGAGTAAGAACAGTGTTACTGTTTGGCGAGGTAATGCTAACAGAGGTGGTTCGGTTACAGGTAATGGACACATTTCTGGAACGTTTTCTGCTAACGAATTAAGAACGACTTCTCTTAAAGGTGGCAACACTACAGTTGCTAGTGCGCTTACAATCAGTTCTAATACAAATATTTCTGGTCAGACACTTTCAGTATCTGCTAATACAACCTTTACTGGTAACGTAAACTTTACTTCAGTTGGTACTGATAGAATTATTATGGGTGATGTTAGTCGTGTCAGGATAACTGGTGGTTCTAATAATAACATTATGTATCAGAAGAATTCTGACGAAATTCAATTTACAGCAGACCCAATCGCAAATTCAATTACGATTGCTGCTGGTAATGTTCAAACGTTACTAGATGCTAAGGAAAATGCTGGTGAATCTGCTGATCAATCAATAGCAATGTCAATTGCGTTAGGATAGAGATATGGGTGCAAAAGCAAATATAATCATTGACCAAGGTGCTGACTTCGCAACGTCTATCGCCGTTGCTGATGTTGACGGAAACATTGTCGATTTATCTGGATACACCGCAAGAGGTCAAATCAGGAAACACTACACTTCTTCGACAAAGACTGATTTTATTATCACATTCGGGATTCCAAGAACGGAAGGAGTTGTTAATTTGACTCTATCAAACGCAAATACTGCTTCGATGGAGGCAGGTAGATATGTTTTTGATTCAGAATTAATATCAGGTGCTGGCGTTGTTTCTAGAATGGTTGAAGGAATAGCAACAGTGACACCTGAGGTAACGAGGTAATAGATGGCAAACTTTAAAGTCAAGTTGACACCAACAACTCCAAACTTTACATTAAAGAACACTTCAATTGCTGGTGCTAGAATTGATAAGATGGACGACATCGTAGAAGTTGCTGATAATAAGGTAGATGGTGCTGTACTTGTATATAAAGCAACGACGGATAAGTACGAATTGAAAAAGGTTTTAACTTGGGATGCTGCTGCTGACAATTATAAAGTTGACGGCGGTGAGTTCTAATGTCTGCTAATACTCTATTAACAATAAAACGCAGTCAATCGACTGCTGCTCCAGTTGCCCTTGCTAATGGTGAATTAGCATATTCATATTCTTCTGACAAATTATTTATCGGACAGACTGCTAACTCAAGTGTAGCAACAAGTGTTGAATATATTGGTGGTAAATTAGCAATGGATAAAATTGCTAATTTAGAAAGTATTGTTATTGAGGGAAATCAAATTCATAATAATATTACAATTAATGGTGAGATGACATTCTCTACTTACACTAACAATGCTGTACTTATTGCTAAGACTGGTGGATTGGTGGATTTCGTAACTGGTACGAGTGGTAAAGTTATGCAGATTGCTGCGAATGGCACACCCACTTTTGATGATTTGAATGGTGGAACATATTAGATAATGTCATATACAGATGCTGAGGAAGTCTTTGGATTATATACAAAGGAATCGGAAAATCAACTTGTAGAATATAATAAGATGATTATTGCTTTGAGGACTAAGATAACTTTCCTTGAGAAACAAATTGAAGAACAAAATAAAATTCCAGTCCCAAGAATGATTGTCGAACAGATAATTGAGTTGGAACAAAAGAATAGAAAATTACAGGATGATTTGAAATTTTACGAACCTCATATACCTGAGAATGTAAAAGCAAAAAGGAATAAACAGAAAGCACCAACCCGTAAAGGTGGATTGCGATAAAAGGTATATTTTTATAAATATATTAAATAACAAAGAATTAAACAAAGGAGTCCTCAATGGCAAGTATAATTAAATTAAAAAGATCCGCAGTCGCAAGTGCTGTCCCATCTACACTACAAGAGGGTGAGATTGCAGTAAACATTGTTGACAAGAAACTATATGTCGGTGGTGTAAATGGTGGTTCAAATACCCAAACACTATCTGGAGACCAGTATAACTTAACATCATCTAACGGTTCTGATGCTGCAACGATTACGTTGACAGTTGATAACGATGTACTATCTAATGACGCAATTACGATTGCTGGTGGTGAAGGTGTTGATGTTTCAGAATCAGGTGGCACAATTACCCTTGCTGGTGAAGACGCAACTGTATCTAATAAAGGTATTGCTTCTTTTGCTACAGCAGACTTCTCAGTAACCTCTGGTGCTGTAAGTGTTAAGACTGGTGGTATTGCTACTGCTCAACTTGCTGCAGATGCCGTAGATGGTACGAAGATTGCTAATGACGCAATCGCTGCTGAACATATTGCTTCTAATGCAGTTGTTTCTGATTCAATCGTAAATAAAACGATTGTTGGTGGTGACATTGCTGATGCTACTATTACTGCTACTCAACTAGCAAGTGGTGCAATTACTGCAAACACTGTTAGTAATAACTCTGTTGCTTTAGGAACTAAGACAACTGGTAACTATGTTGCTACTGTATCTGGTACTGCTAATGAGATTACTGTATCTGGTTCGGGTTCTGAAACTGCTGGTGTTACAGTTAGTTTACCTGATAATATCACAGTTGGTAATAACCTAACAGTATCTGGAAACACTGCTGTTACTGGAAACGTAACTGTTGATGGTAACTTAACCGTTGAAGGATCTACTACTTATATTTCTTCATCTACTGTAAACGTTGATGATAGTGCAATTAAATTATCTGCTAACAACTCTGCTGATACAGTTGATATTGGTATGTATGGTAAGTATGTTGTTGGAGGAATTGCTACGTTTGGTGGTTGGCATCGTGATGCTTCTGACTCTGGTGTGTTTAAGTTCTATAAGGATTTAACTGCAGAACCTACAACTACTGTTAATACTGGCCATGCTTCTTATGCAATCGGTCAAATCGAAGCAGTTATTGACGGTGGAAGTTATTAATACGTTATAAATAGTATAAAGGGAACGTTAATGCTTATATAAGCATGTTCCCATTAAATTTTGGACTATATAGTCCGTGAACAATTAGAGAACCATAGATATGGCATCAGTCGTAAAGATTAAACGTTCTTCCGTACTAGGGAAACGTCCTACTACAAGTGAAATTACAGGTGGTGAGTTAGCACTAAACACACGTGACGGAAAGTTATTTTCGTCAGACGGATCGTCTGTATTTGAAGTTGGTGCTAATGTACATTCTCTATCAGTTGGCACTGGTGGAATACAATTTGCTAATGGGTCGTTTACGATGCCTACCACTGATGGTTCAGCAGGGCAATTCTTAAAGACAGACGGTTCTGGTACATTAACTTTTGCTTCTGAATCAAGTAGTAGTGGTTATGATAATGATGGATTCACTGAAACAATACATTACACCACAAGTAAAATTTTAGATAACATAGATTTTGGTCTAGTATCAGCAACATATACTGCAGACCCATTTAATTCTGCGGACATAAGTATGCCGATATATGAATTACAAGAACCAATTGGTAGAACATCAACAATAGATTGCGGGAGCGTAGCATAATATGGCAAGTGTATTAAAACTTAGAAGAGGAACCTCATCACAAAACGATTCGTTTACTGGTGCTAATGGTGAGATAACTTATGACGTAACCAATAAAACTATCCGTGCTCATGATGGATTAACAGCAGGTGGTGTTAAACTTGCTAAAAATTCAGATGTAACTACCAAGATGAGTGTTGCTAATACTCAAGCATTATTTGCTACTGTATCTGCTAACAATGCAACTATCAATAAGAAAATGTCAGTTGCTAATACACAGACATTACATACATCTGTTACTGCTAACCTTAATTCATACATAGCAAATACTAATCCTAGAATAACAAATGTTCTAACATCAATATCTGGCACTAATACTGCTATCCGTTCATTAGTTTCAGATGAATCTAGTAGAGTTAATTTAGTTAATACAAACTTAACAGGAACTAACACTGCTATTAGAACTTTAGTTTCTGATAGAATGCAGGTTGCTAATGTTGCATCAAGGTTCACTACCTCTGATGCATCTATTTCAACGAAGATGTCAGTAGCAAATACTCAGACATTACATGCATCTGTTACTGCTAACTTAAATAGTTATGTTGCTAACACTAATCCTAGAATAACAAATGTATTAAGTTCTATTGCTTCTACTAACACTGCTTTAAGAACTTATACTGATGACTCGATTGCTGCATTAGCGAACTCTGCTCCAGTTACATTAAATACTTTAAATGAGTTGGCTGCAGCATTAGGAGATGATGCTAACTTCGCAACAACACTTACAACTAACTTAGGTCAGAAACTAGGTTCTGCTGCTTCAGTAACATTGACTGGTGCTGTAACTGGTACTGCTTCATTCAGTTCTAATGCTGTTTCTATTACAACTACTGCCACTGCAGATCCGACTATCACTTTGGGTGGCGATTTAACTGGTAATGTAACATTAACTAATTTAGGTAATGGAACTTTAACTGCCACAGTTGTAGACGATAGTCATAACCATGTGATCAGTAATGTTGATGGACTACAAACTGATTTAGACACAAGAGCAACTTGGTCTGGTTTAACTGGTACCAATACTGCTATCCGTTCATTAGTTTCAGATGAATCTAGTAGAGTTAATTTAGTTAATACTAATTTGACTAACACTAATACCGCAATCAGAACTCTAGTATCTGATAGAATGCAGGTTGCTAATACAATTGCACTTGCTAATGCTAGATTAGGGAAGTCATCAACTGTTACATTGACTGGTGATATTACTGCTTCGGCAACTGCATTTAGTGCTAATGCCGTATCAGTTGCTACAACCTTATCAAATTCAGGTGTATCTGCTGGCACATACGGTAATAGTTCTGCTATTGGTGTTGTTACAATCGATGCTAAAGGACGTGTTACTGCTGCTACAACTGCTGCAGTTGCTGGTGTTACGAGTGTAAACTACTATGGTGCTAATGCTACATTAAGAATTGCTACTGCTGATGGTACGAATTTCGATACTGGAATTTCTACCAACGATAAGATGACGGTAGCAAATACTCAAGCATTACATACATCTATTACTGCTAATCTGAATAGTTACATTGCTAACACTAATCCTCGTTTAACTGCTATACAATCTGATATTGATTCAAATGAGGTAATGGAACGTTCTGCACTTGCAAATACAAATGCATATATTGCATCTGTTCAATCTGATGTTGATACTAATGAAGCAACTGAAAGATCTGCTCTTGCTAATACAAATGCATATATTGCGACCAATTCTGCAACTGAAAGATCTGCTCTTGCTAATACAAATGCATATATTGCGACCAATTCTGC